GCAATCCCAACACTCCGGCCGACACCCTTATCAAGTTGTCGAAAGATAGCGACTGGGGTGTCCGCAGCAGTGCCGCCGGCAATCCCAACACTCCGGCCGACACCCTTATCGAGTTGTCGAAAGATAGCGACTGTGATGTCCGCAGAAATGCCGCCGGCAATCCCAACACTCCTGGATATACATCATCCAATGAGGAGTTTATAATCACAGAAACCTATGTGGCTATCAAGGGTACAAATCACTTATGGTACAAACACAATTGTCCCAATGTTGCTCCATTTTATACATGTGGTTGCTTCTGTGGTTCCCGCGAACAGTTGATTTCAAGGATTTACTCAATTGATAATCTTTCTGCTGATCCTGCTGTAAGGATGCGAATATTGGATGCCTTAGATTGGAAATTTGAAGAAATATTTAATAGATAACTATGAGACTAGAAGAATTCATAATCCCACCGGAATGTTCCCGTGTATCTATAAAGGTAGAGGATAAAAGACTGATCCTCCAATTTGAACCGGAGACTCCTAACATTTTCTTCTGCGATGAAACCGAACGAACAGAAGAAGAACCACGCATAGGCCAATTAGCAATCCTATGGGGAAAGAACCGAAGAGAAGCCATCATCTCAAGAGTAGAGGATATAGACTACAAGGACTTTACCTACAAAGCGAAAAACCAGGAATGGTACGAACGCGCAATCCGTTTCCGGGACGAAGAGCAATATAATAAGATCCTGTTGTACAATAATGCTGAGAAAACCGAAATATCCAAAGCCAAAGCCCAAAAAGGTTAGCTTGACAGCTAAGCTGGATAAGGTATTCAGCGAATACATCCGGTTACGCGACACAAGGGAGGACGGAACCTTTACCTGTATATCTTGTAACCGGATATTACCTTACGATCAAGCGGATTGCGGTCACTATATCAACAGAAAGCATATGTCCACCCGCTTCAGCGAAAAGAACTGTAATGCTCAATGTCGATCCTGTAACCGCTTTGACGAGGGTAACATTCAAGGGTATCGTCGTGGACTTATCGCTAAATACGGAGAACCAATAGTGGTCATGCTGGAATCGATGAAGAATCAGATCAATAAGATCTCTGAATTTGAATACAATGCCATGATAGACCATTATCGTAAGGAAGTCAAACGCTTAAAACGAGAGAAGGGAATATGAGTAAAGAAACCTATAAGAAAGTCAAATGCGACTGTCGAGACTGCCAGCGTGCCGGTCCTGTGGAGAATTTTATGGTTGTCTGTCCAAAACACAGATATAAGAAATCCGTAGGAGTAAGGTTATGTGAGTATTTTATAGCAAAAGATGTTCGACAAGATAATAATGAAAGCGACCGTTGACACCTCAGATATTGATACTATCGTCTTACGGAATTATCTGGAACAATGCACGGAAGGCGATGAAGTCTATTATAAATCTACTGCCTACGCGAACTTTGACGGATGCTTTATAGAACTCAGAGGAAACAAGCTGAAATGCAAATGCTCCATCTGTAAACTCTATAGCAAGGGAAAAACAGGCAAGCTGGATAACAGCCGGCCTATGACTTTTGCGATGGCTGTCCGGACAATCAAGGAGCTTCTTCTTAGATTATGCGTAAGAATGGAGAATGCGGTAGTAACCTATTACGAAATTGGCATCACGATGAAAATGTCCCACTCCGCAGACTGCTATATCCGGCAGGTGCAGGAGATATCGGACAGAATCCTCTGGAATGATGCTAATTTCCCGGAATGTCGGCAGAAAACAACGGAGAAGAGCAAGTATTTCCGCAAGGTTCTCAAGGTTTACGATAAGTCGTTCGAAGCCGGCGAGAAAGGTAGAAAGGTGGGTGATAATATCTTGCGTATTGAAACGGTCTACAGGCATCAATCTGTATCAATGCTTGAATTTACTGATTACTTCTTCCTGTCTAAGATGGGACGAATATTCTACAAGGATTGGTCGGAGATATGCTTTATGAGAGAATTGTCTGCGACAAAGGGTGTAAAGATATCCCAGCTTGAAAAAGCCAGGGAAATACATAGACTAGGAGTAACTAGATATGAGGAACGCTATAAACGAATGTTCCTCGATGGAAAGTTGACCAAAAAGCAATGGGAAACGATTCGCAACTTTGCGAAAGCGTGGCCGGCTGAGCGTGAGAAATACGTGGAAGAGGTCGGTGAGCTTGAGAAGGAATTTAAGGATCGTCTATTGTCTAATTTCCAGATTGGGATTTTTACACCCGTTCGCAGAAAACTGTAATAATCTGATTATCAATATTTTATATAAAACATAAAAAGCACCATATGGTGCGCTGTTAAAACATTGATTATCAATTAAATAAGAAAATAAAGAATCGAAATTAACAATTTACGGCAACTTGTCCTATACTGCCCGCAGGGTAGTTGGGTAGCAACTTAAGAGGGCAGTTAATTTTAAATGATAACTAAAAAATAAAAAGACTATGGCATATAAAGCTTCGGGCACAATAATCGCAGTAATGCCTACTGCGCATGGCACAACAAGAAACGGAAAAGATTGGGAAAAGCAGGAATGTGTGTTGGAGATCTCAGATAAGTACCACACAAAGATGAAATTCTCAATATACTCCTGGGATGGTCCCATCGAGACTCCCCTTAAAACAGGAGACAATGTTGAAATATCCTTTATGGTAGAAGCAAGAGAGTCAAAAGGAAACTGGTTTAATGAAGTGAAAGCTTATCGTGTTGAACATCAAAAGCAATGAAGATTCAAGGATATCCATTGATTTGTAGTGGAATTCATTACACCGGTTATCATCTAAAAGAAATGTGTAAAGAATGCCCACTATACTCAAGGAAAAAGCAGCCATTTCATAAGTCATGGCGCATAAGTGGAATTGAAAAATGTATAATTAACTATGTTAGTAGGAACAACAAATCTTAATACGACCCTCAACTTAACGTATGTGTTGGCAGATGTCGTAGAAACTCTTCTCCTTGATATGAGAAGTGAAATGAAAAAGCAAGGCTATGATTTACGTCACGATGCCAAGCATAATTTCAACACGGCGATAGCAGCTATACGCCGGCTGAAACAAGATGTAGACAAGACCCAGCTTTCTACTCAGGAGAACTTCGGAAACGACTCAGACTGTCTCCTTGCCTTTATCAAGCTGCTGATAGATCGCTGCGGTGACGACGACAAGAAGATGTTTGAATTCTACAATTACATCAAGTGTTTCCCGTCCCAGTTAAATATTGAGTTGTCTGACGAGAAGAGTGTATTTGCTCATATTTTTAACTAATAACAATACAGAAAGGAATGAATGTACTAAGTTTATTCGATGGCATGTCCTGCGGTCAGATTGCTTTGAAGCAGCTTGGCATTATCCCGGAAGTGTACTACGCATCCGAGATAGATAAGCACGCCATCAAGCAGACACAACTGAACTTCCCGAACACAATTCAGCTCGGAGATGTCACTCAGGTAGATGTGTCTAAGTTGGAACCAATTGGCTTGTTGATAGGTGGCAGCCCTTGTCAGTCATTCTCTTTTGCCGGCAAACGTGTTGGGATGTCCACTACCGACAAAGAAGAGATATACACTTTAGATCGCTATCTGGAACTGAAAGAGGAAGGCTTTCAATTCGAAGGAGAGTCTTATCTGTTTTGGGAGTATATGCGTATCCTAACGGATATTCGCCAATACAATCCGAATGTGCTGTTCTTGTTGGAAAACGTAGAAATGGGTAAGAAATGGGAAAGGGTATTAAGCGAGGCTATCGGTGTATATGGTGTGCATATCAATTCCGCCTTGGTATCAGCACAGAATCGGAAGCGCATCTATTGGACTAACATTAGGACAAAAAGAGATGGTTTGTTTAATGATTTGTATTCTAACATACCGCAGCCTGCGGATAAGGGGATTTTGTTGAAAGATATCCTTGAAGATGAAGTGGACGAGAAATATTATTTGAGTAATAAAGCCATTTCGGGCATAATGAATCACAAACAAAGACAAATGGAAAAAAGGAACGGGTTTGGAGCGCAATTCCCAACTGTAAAGAGTAATACTTTACTGGCGAGATGCTATAAGGATGGAAAGGAAAATTTGATATGTGTCGCTCAGCGTAGACGAGAAGCGTATTGCTTGACTCCAAAGCGTACCGAATATGGCAAAAAGATCCGTAAGGACTATGAAGCTGGTAAGATAAAGGAAAAAAGGAGGAATGTGCAGCAATTAGAGCCGCGTTTTGACGGAAAGACAAATTGTTTGACAAGTGTTCAAAAGGATAACTTAATAATGGGAGATGTTCGAGTCAAAGGATTCTCGTATACAGATAGAGGGATACGTCCTCATAGGGGAGACTACAGAAAATCTGGAGTAAGCGAATACGGTACAATTTTATATACTGACCAGAAATCAGATACGCATATTGCATCTCATGTAGGAATGATCATAGAAAAGGGGGCGCCTCTAAGTAAAAGACATAATGCTAACTATAAATCTGCGGATCAGAAAGCAAATGCTTTTCTTTCTACATCACACAAGGGATCGCAAGCCAATGGCATGACGTTAGCCAGGGGCATAATCCAACTAAACCCTTCAAAAGATAGTGGAGGCGTTCAACCTTACCAACAGGATCGTATCTATGATGTAAATGGTATAGCACCGGCTTTATGCTCTGGACATGGGGGAATGGGGTGTAATGTAAATACTGACCGCATCCGCAGATTAACGCCTACCGAATGTGCCCGATTGCAAACGATCCCCGATTGGTATAAATGGGAATGCTCCGACACACAGCAGTACCGGATGCTTGGTAATGGTTGGACGGTCGATGTGATTGCACACATCTTGTCTTTTATAAAAGAAAAATTGAATATTAACGTAGCCTGAAAAGGCTCAAAACTAAAGAGAAATGAATAGTGATGGTAATAAAATTCTAGATGCTATTAAGAGAATGGCAGCAGATGACAATAAAGGTTTGAGAATGACCACTACGATAGTCGATGTTAAAGATGATCCGCGCGGCTCAATCGTTGGTTTTGGGGTTGAAAAAGTTTGCGGAGATGATGCATTCGCCCAAACAATGGGGTTACCAGGTAAGTATATTGCATGTGCCTTTTTTATAGATCGAGAAGAATTAAAGAAATACCTCTAAATAGAAGTAGATATGAATGAAGCATTAGAACTGCAAATTAAGCGGTTAGAGTTTTGCCGTGACTGTATTGTACTTGATTACGATGCCGGAAGAGAAGAATACAATCGCCTTGAAAGGATGATTGAAGAATTGAAACAACTAAAATCGAAATAGAAAGGAGCTAAATATGGATATTAAAAATCATATTAACCTGATTAAAAATCATGGGTATAAAGGTAAAATCGGAATCGTGAAACATCCCATAAATGGGATAGTTATGCTTGCTGCAAGGGAAGGCGATGTAGTTCTATACAGACCTTACGATGTTAGAGAATCCGAAAGCGAAGAAGTGCAAGAATATGACAGAACGCATTGCTCTATTGAAAAACCTTACAGTGAGGAAGAAATTCAAAAACGATTAAAAGAAGGAAATGGAATCAATACCTATTCAACTTGCGTAGGCGTTCCTCTATCTATGATTGAAGAAATAAAAATTGATTAATAACTAAAGAGATATGAAGATAAGAATAGGAAAATCTTTTGATAAAGAAACAAATGAAGTCTTTTATCAGCTACAATTTAAATTGGATGGAGAACGGACCTATAACGCATATTCTTATGATGTTTTTAAAGAGGAATCTGACGCAAAAGAAGCTCTTAACAAACATTTAAATGGTGAACGTGAATACACTTATTTTGTGAGTGCAGAAAAAGTTAAGAGAACAATCAAAGGGAACCGTGTAGATGTGAAAAAAGTATTATCATTTCATGTTATGTCAGCTAAATCAGATTTACCAGGTTCTCGTATCTGGGTGAAAATTAACTAATAAATAGAAAAATATGAAAGAATGGATTCAACTTAATAATTTTAGCAAATATGAGTTTTGCTTATCTCCTTTATCCGTCAGGTCGAAAGTATCCGGAAAAGTATTTGATGGATTTGAATTAGATAAATATAACCGGAAAAAGATACGTAGCTTTTATTCTGATGACGGAACCCGATTTGTTTCTACAGTTCAAAGAATGGTTTTTTGTGCTAAAAAGGGGATTGATCCTTTTAAAATAAAAGGATATGGTATTCTTACTACTATTGGGGAAGATGGCGTTGTTTTAACGGATATGCCTGAAATACAAAAGAAATGTCATAAAAAAATTTCAGAGGAAGAGTTATTAAGGAGATACAGAGAGAGTTTGATGTTTTCTTCAATGGTTATTTCTGCTTTTGAAAATGGAAATTTTTCCGATGTTGAAGATTTTTTATTATCTAAAAAGAATTTATTATCTAAATATATTTCGATAAAAAGACATATTTCAGATAGAAAGGCAGATCATATTGCTGAACTAAGCATATCAGAGTGTTTAATATCAATTAAAGATAAGAGGTGTGCAGTGTGCTGTCCTGTAAGTTATATGATGGCCATTGCTTCACATATCGGTAATAATCGTAAAAAAGAAATTCAATATAAGGAGAGTTTATATGAATGAGGATAGACAACAGATGTTTAATCAATACCTGACTTACTTGTATGGTTCTACAGGGAAAAGTTATGACTATATCGGTAGATACATTAAGTATGTTAAAGATTTTTTGGAAGATACGCCAAATGTTACTAAAGCGGGTTATAAGAGTTATATAAAAAACAATTCTTGTAAAATGGTAAAGGACCCCTTGATGGCTGATGCTATTCGAGATTTCTTAAACTTTAAAGGGATTGGTTATAGCCGGAAAAGGAAAGAGGTTGTCATAGACAAACCATTAGATAAATTGAGTGCCATTTCGGATAAAAATAAGAAGCTAATAAACGACTTTATTAGCAATTTGACTCAAGAGGAAGATTATTCTCCACATACATTACGTATCTATTCGGATTCAGTGAAAATGTTTTTTGAATATTGTAATGAGATAACTACGGAGAACTGCCGTCGTTTCATTAAGACTTTAGAAGAGGAAGGTAGGAAACCTTCAACTATTCGTTTACGAATTACCGCATTGGAAAAGCTAGGTAAGTTTGTAAAAACTCCTATAGTTTTAAAGCGTCCTAAATATCATAAGAATCTGGATACTGACAATGTTCCTACTGAAGAGGAGTATAACAAACTTCTTTCTTATTTATATTCACGTCCTAATAAAGACAGATATTTTTTCATAAAGATATTAGGTACTACTGGTGCAAGAGTTTCTGAATTTGTTCAGTTTACATGGGAGGATATATTGGCTGGAGAAGTAACATTAAAGGGAAAGGGGAATAAATATCGTCGTTTCTTCTTTAGTAAGAATTTGCAGAAAGAAGTGAAAGAATATCTGAAAGAAAATCCTAGAACAGGAATAATCGCAGTTGGTAGGTTTGGTCGTATAAGTACAAGAGGGATAGCTCAATTGATAAAGGAATGGGGCAAAAAATGCGGGATTGATTTAAAGAAAATGCATCCTCATGCTTTCCGCCACTTCTTTGCAAAGATGTTTTTGAAGAAAAATAAGGATGTCATTCAGCTGGCTGATATTATGGGTCATGGAAGTATTGATACAACGAGAATTTATTTACAGAAAAGTTATGAAGAACAGAAAAAAGAATTTAATAGAAGCGTTACATGGTAGTTTCATGTTTGTGGATAATTTGCCGGATTTAATCAGCAAAGAAAGTATATATGATGAAAATGGTATTGTTGATAGCGAATTTTTATCAGCTATCCTCGAATGGATGTCCAAGATGTCGGAAGTGTCTAATAAAGTATCAGAGTCGTTAGGTAAGTTATTAGGCATAGATGACACGGTAAACGAAAAGAAGAAACAGGCTGATGAAGATAAGAAATGGAATGTGGAAGAAATACTGAAACATTGTACTCTTGAGGATAGTGTTCTTAAACTTCCGAAAGTACAATTCAATAAGAAATCCTATGCTGAAGCAAAGAAATGGATAGAAGAAGCTGGCGGATCGTGGCAGGGAGGTAAGATACAGGGATTCACATTTCCTTTTAATCCCGAACGTGTGTTCTCCATCTTGAAAGAAGGTATGCGATGCGATTTACAAAAAGATTTTCAATTCTTTGAAACGCCTGCTGATATTGCAGACTGGCTGGTAATGCTTGCTGGTGGAATAAACGAGAATGATACAGTGTTGGAACCAAGTGCCGGACGTGGTGCTCTGATAAAAGCAATTCACCGGTCGTGCCCGTCAGTAACAGTTGAATGCTATGAACTGATGCCAGAAAACAGAGAGTTTCTTCATACACTTGATAACATAATATTGCTTGATGAAGATTTTACGAAAGATAGTGTAGGACATTATACTAAAATTATTGCTAATCCTCCGTTTTCCGGTAATCAGGATATTGACCATGTAAGACTTATGTATGAACGCTTGGAAGAAGGTGGAATTCTTGCAGCTATAACTAGTCAGCATTGGAAATTCGCGTCTGAAAAGAAATGTGTTGAGTTCCGGGAATGGTTGGAAGAAGTTCATGGAGAAGTTTTTGACATTGGAGCCGGTGAATTCAAGGATAGTGGAACTACTGTTAGTACTATGGCAGTTGTAATAAGAAAATAATTCAAAACAAGAAAAGATAATGAGCAAAGAAGAAGCTATACAAGCAATGAAAGAGGGTAAGAAGGTTACGCACCGTTTCTTTTCCTCTGACGAATGGATGACTATTGAAAACGGATTTCTTCTTTTAGAAGATGGTGTACGTATCTCTTTGGAAGATTTCTTCAATTTTCGCAGTGATAGTCTTTGGGATAATGGATATGAATTGTATAACCCCTCATAACATGATAGATATGAATACAACCTTTGAAAAATCGGCTAATACCACTGATGAGTGGTATACACCCAAAGAAATTATAGACGCATTAGGAAAGTTTGATTTAGATCCATGTGCTCCGGTTAAACCGCTTTGGCAAACGGCAGAAACCATGTACAACAAAAACCATGACGGATTAACTAAAGATTGGGTAGGTCGTGTCTGGTTAAATCCACCTTATTCCCGTCCGCTTATTGAACAATTTGTTCGTAAACTGGCACAACACGGCAATGGCATTGCGCTGTTGTTCAACCGCTGTGATAGTAAGATGTTCCAGGATATTATATTTGAGAAGGCAACGGCAATTAAATTTCTACGCGGAAGGATTCGTTTTTTCAGGCCGGACGGAATACGGGGGGATTCGCCTGGTTGTGGTGCTGTTTTGATCGCTTTTGGAGAAGAAAACGCAGAGATACTAAAAACTTGTAACATAAGTGGCAAGTATGTAAGAATCAATTAGAGTAAAACCAACTGTTAAAGAGCTAATAGAACACTTTAAAGAGAAAGGAGAAATAATATGAAAGTATGTGAACTTATAGCTTTATTGCAGACTTGCATTCAGGACTTTGAACTAAAAGAGATAATTTTCACCAAAGATAAAAATGGTGAAGATGGTGTAGATATTATATATGATAACGAGGCTATGTTTGGTCAGAAGACAGAAGCTGCCTGAATAATATAAACAATGAGAAAGAAAAGAATAACAGTTAGGTTTGATGATCGTACAATGATGCTGTTAAATGAGCTGTCTGATATGACCAAAACAAATACATCGGTAATTGTTCGCGGAATGGTACATCGCAATATTGAGGATTTGATTGATAAGGCGGGTAATTGGAAAATAAAGGATGAGAGCACTAAAAAACGGAAAGATTGATAAAAGAGTTATGTCCATGATTGAGAGAAACTACGATAAATTGAAGGATTTATGTATTTATCGCACTCATGGGCTATTCTGTTCCAAGAGCTATGAGGATATATTTCATGACGCAATATTGTTTGTTTCTCAAGATAAAAAAGCGTCACTTATATCCTCTGAGGAGGAATTGATACGTTATTTCAATTATCGCTTCCGGATGATACTCTACCAAACTATTAATGATAACAAACAATTAAAAGAGATACCTTATGCCGACTATATACAAGCCTCAAAAAAAGAGGACTCAGAAGAATGACAATTATTATGTTGCGGAACGCCGGAAAATCTATAACTCAGAGCGATGGCGTAGTCTGCGTGCATGGAAGTTTGCCTGCAATCCGCTTTGCGAAATATGTCAAAAAGCAGGCAAGATAGTTCCTGCTGAAGATATTCATCATATTGTCTCGTTTATGAGTACCAATGATTCCGTGGAAAGAAAACGTCTTGCCTATGATTACGATAACCTAATGAGTTTGTGTAAACAATGTCATCAGAATATTCACAATGAGCGAATTAGATAAATATATCGTCAAGGTCGACAATATGTACTTATCAGAGTTTACTTTTCTGTGGGTATATTATGGTCAGCCTTGTGATTTATTGTTTCAAAAGCCTCAGACTGTAGGATGTACCGGCATATGGGTAGTAGTGAAGGATGAGAATACGAAAAGATTCCTAAAGCGGGCAAAGGAGAAGACAGGATGCGAGCTATTTGAAGTAGGTAAATAGTGTTAATAAAACAAAAACGGACAAGATGATGAATATCTATTTTTATGCGTTTTTAGTTGGAAATTGGTATAAAATAGTGTGTTTTCGTTTCTTTTTCGGGTATTTTGGCCGTGTTTTATTGTGTTAAATTTGTGTTAAGAGTGATAGTTGCTCCTTTTCATGAGGTTGTTTATCTTATGCATTATTCCTACTGGACAATCTGATTAAGCAGAAAGAATAAAAAAATATGTAATGAAAAATAAACTTGTAGTTCTTTGTGTATTAACTATATATGATGAATTTATGTTAAAATTAACAAATGATTCATTCAAAAGGGGATAGGGGGTCAAATTTGTGCGTTTTCAGCCTTCGAAACCTCGCCCCACCCTTCTTCACACGCACGGAACTTTTTTGAAAAAAGCCAAAGTGTTTCGTCCTGTTAAAATCCGTCAGACATATTAATGGTTTTTAGAAAAAAGAAAACGGCTATGGCAAAGTATAAAAAGATAAGCTTTAGGATTCCGGATAGTATTCGCCATGATGAGGCTCGGAAGGTTATAGCGGATATTGTGAAACAGCTTAATAAGAATGAGATGTTGGAGGTTGCCGATATACCCCAGTTGCATCGTATGTCAATTGCTTATGATACCTACTTGACGTGTGTAGATATTCTAGCATTGGAAGGATTGACAATGAAAAATTTAAAAGGGGAAATAGTGAAACGTCCTGAAGCCAATTTATTGAAAGAGAGTTGGAGTCAATATCTTGAGTTGGCGAAAGAGTATGGATTGACAGTAAAAAGTAAAGGGCAGATAAAAGCGTTAAATGTTGAGGATGCTGAGGAATCTCCATTAACTGCTTTTTTGAGAGAGAATAAGGAAATGCGTTAATGCAGACAAAAGCGTATTATAAGTATGCACAGGATGTCATAGAAGGCAATGTTGTTTGTGGGAGGTATATAAAACTTGCCGCAGAACGTTTTTTTGACTTTATGGAGAACGACCGGTATGAATTCAGGGAGGAGAAAGTTGACTATGTTATAAAGTTCTTTTCGATCCTGCGTCATTTTACGGGAAGGCATGCGGGAAAGCCGTTCGCGCTCCAGCCTTGGCAGCAGTTTGTGATTGCGTCTATTTATGGATTTTATGTGAAGGAGACCAATGAACGCTTAGTAAAATACGTGTATATAGAGATTTCAAGAAAAAACGGAAAGACAGCGTTTGCTGCCGGGTTATGTCTTTTTCATCTTATAGCAGATGGAGAAATGGATGCCGAGGTCGATTTGGCTGCAAACTCAAAAGATCAGGCAAAGATTGCTTTCAAGTTTTGTTCTCAGTTTGCCAAAGGGCTTGATCCAAGAGGAAGGGATCTGGTATCATTCAGGGATAAGGTAAAGTTTGAGCAGATGCTCAGTATACTTCAGGTTTTTGCGGCAGACGATTCCAAGTTGGATGGTTTTAATGCGTCAATGTATCTGATAGATGAGTATCATGCGGCTAAAAACTCCGGATTGAAGGATGTGCTCCAGTCTTCGCAGGGTATGCGCGATAATCCGATGGCTGTTATTATTACTACTGCCGGCTTTGACAAATTGGGTCCGTGTTATCAGTATCGGGAAATGTGTACTGAGGTTCTTTCCGGTTTAAAGGAAAATGATGCCTTGTTCGCGGCCATTTATTCGCTTGACGAAGGGGATGATTGGAAAGATCCTCAAAACTGGGGTAAAAGTAATCCGAATATTGGCGTAACTGTAAAGCCTCAGTACTTACAGACTCAGGTCCAGTCAGCGAAGAATTCTCCTTCAGAAGAGGTTGGTATCAGAACTAAGAATTTTAACATATGGTGCGATTCTGAAACTATATGGATTCCGGATCATTATATATTGCAGGCATCTGCCGATATTGACTTCGAGCAGTTTAGCGGTATGGATTGTTATGCCGGTATCGACTTGTCCAGCACCAGCGACTTGACTTGTGCCTCATTTATGTTTCCCACAGAAGATAAGTATTATTTCAAAACGTTGTATTACCTTCCGGAGGCCGCCTTGCACGAGAAACGTTTCCGTGATCTATACGGAGAATGGCGCAGGCATAATCTTATAACCATAACTCCCGGTAATGTGACAGACTATGACTATATCCTCAATGATCTTATGCGAATTCGGGATATAGTTTATATTCAAAAAATAGCCTATGATGCATGGAATGCGACGCAATTCGTGATCAATGCGGAAGAAAAGGGATTTCCGATGGAACCTTTTTCCCAGGCATTGGGCAATTTCAACCGTCCGACCAAAGAGATGGAACGTTTAATCCTCTCTGGAAGGGCTGTGATTGATAATAATTTGATAAACAGACACTGTTTCCGCAATGTTACTATGGCAAGAGATAAAAATGGTAACACCAAGCCTTCCAAGCAGTTTGAGGAAAAGAAGATCGATGGAGTGATTGCCAAACTGGAAGCATTGGGTATTTATTTGGTTTCCCCAAGATACGGAGAATTTTATTGATTTGTCAGACACTTTTTTGGTTATACGTAAAAGTGTCTATAATGAGTATAAAAATTCCGTTTACCGGTATAGAAATAAGAAGGGCAACCAAGCAGGAGACTTCCCGTGTCACCGCTTGGAGTTACACTGGCGCAAGACCCATGCTTGCCAGTCGGAGCAAACCTATGCTTCTGTCTACTGTTTATCGTTGCGTTGACCTCATATCGGACAGTGTCGCTGTTCTCCCGCTAAAAACTTATTTACTTGACGAAGGTGGATTTAAAAAAGAGTATAAGACTCATCCGGCTTACATGATTCTTGATCTTGAACCGAATGAGGATATGACTCGTTTTGTCTTCTTTAAAACTCTGATGGCTTCTGTACTTCTGACGGGTAATGGATATGCCTACATAGAAAGGGACCGTAATCTGAACTTATTGCAGTTGATATACATACCGACCAGTCAGGTGACGATTGTATACATCACTGATAAAAATGGTATAATGCGTAAGCGTTATCAGGTAGTGGGCTTTAAGGAACTGGTTGAACCAAAAGACATGATCCATGTCCTGAATTTCTCTTATGATGGAATTATCGGCGTATCTACGTTGACTCATGCGCGTCAGACTCTTGGCATTGCTACAAAAAGCGAAGAGCATGCTTCCGGTTTCTTTGAATCAGGGGGTGCTGTCTCCGGAATATTGACTGTTGAGGATAAACGGTTAGATAAGAAGCAGAAGGATCAAATATATGAAACATGGGGAGAGAGAATGTCCCAGCATCCAAACGGAATAGCCGTATTGGAAGGAAACATGAAATATCAGCCGATTACTGTCAGTCCCAAGGATAGCCAGCTTCTTGAAAGTAGACAGTTTAATGTGGTGGATATCTGCCGTTTCTTCTCTGTGTCGCCTGTTAAGGCGTTCGATTTGTCTAAATCAAGCTATTCTACTGTTGAGGCTACTCAACTTCAGTATCTGACTGACACTGCATTGGCTGTAATCACTAAAATAGAACAGGAGATTAATCGAAAAGTATTCCTCAGATCGGAGCGTGGTAGAATTATTGCGGAATTTGACACATCGGCTATTCTGCGTACCGATAAAGCTGCTCAAGCCGCCTATTGGAAGGATATGTTCTATGTCGGGGCTGCTTCTCCAAACGAAATTAGGCGTGAAAATAATCTTTCTCGCGTAGATAATGGGGATAAGGTTTTTGTACCGGTTAATACTCAGACGTTAGATAACGCTTTAATGCAGAAAATGCCTATTGAAGAAGAGATTGATCCCAGTTTGTCAGACAATAAAACGGTTAATAAGTAAAAGATTAGTTATGGATGAAAAAAGAGAGATAAGAAACACGTCATTTCAGGTCCAGGTGACCGGAGAAAATGAAGAAAAAAGAACTGTTGAAGGTTATGCACTGCTATTTGATACCCCATCAGATGGATTATCGTTCACTGAAGTCATCAAGCGCGGTGCTCTTGACGGAGTATTGGAGAAAAGTGATGTTTTTGCTCTATTAAACCATGATCAGAGAAAAGGGGTTCTTGCGAGAAGTAAATATGGTAAAGGTTCTTTGTCGCTATCGGTTGATGACAAGGGATTAAAATACCGCTTTGACGCTCCCAAAACCGCTCTGGGTGATGAATTGCTTGAGAATATCCGTCGCGGAGAAATCGGAGAAAGTTCTTTTTGTTTCGATGTCGAAAAAGATACATGGGAAAAGAGGAGTGATGGTAGTTGGAAGCGAACAATAGAGAAATTTGGCAATATCTATGATACTTCTCCGGTTTATAATGGGGCGTATAGTAAAACTTCAGTCTACATGCGTGGAAAAGAAGCAGCCGAAGAGGAGCTTCGTCATCGGGAACAGGAAATTCCTGAGTCTTACTACCAAAATATCGAGAAATCATTAAACATTTAATTTATAAATTATGGCAAAAGAAAAAAGTATTACAGATTTGAAGGACGAAAAGAAACAGCTTTCCGCTCGTTCAAAAGAAATCATTGAGAAGGCTAAAGGCGAAAAGCGTCAGTTCTCTTCTGAAGAAAACGAGGAATTGGGAGCGAATCAAGCTCGAATGGCCGAAATTAATCTTGAAATCGAAGAGAGAGAAGAAGAAAATCGCAGTAAACGTCCTGTGAAGACGGTAGCTACTGGAAATAGCGGTTTTTCTATTCGTCGTGCTATTTTGGCGCAGATGAATAAAACGGAACAACGTGACAGTGAAGCTGCTGTTATTGAAGAGGCAACCAGATTGCATAGTTCTGTAGCTGCTACTGCTGAAAATTGTGGTGAACTGATTCTCCCTTTGTCGTATCAGAAACGTGCGGCGTACACAGCAGGAACAGAAGCGACCACTGGTGTTGTCATTGACGAGGAACAGCAGGAGCTGTTGTTGCCATTGGAGGCTAACCTGGTACTGTCTCAGGCGGGAGTGCGTATGATGACTGGACTGGTCGGAAACATCTACTGGCCTAAACATACCGCAGCACAAGTCTTCTGGGAGGGTGAAAATGACGAAGCTAAAGACGGCAAAGGTGAATTCTCTAAGGGTAAGCTGTATAGTCCAAAACGATTGACAGCTTATGTGGACATCTCCAAACAGTTGCTGATTCAGGAGAATCGCTCTGTAGAAGGATTGATCCGTCAGTTGCTTGCTATTGCCATCGCTCAGAAGGTGGAAAAAACAGCTTTGAATAATGCTTCTGCTGAAGAAAATGTTCCGGATGGTATGTTCCAGACGTTAAGTGACGTTAGCGGAGTCATGGATTGGGGGAAAATTGTTGAATTGGAAACCAATGCGGACCTGAATAATGCTCTGTTCGGCAACTTGGCGTATATTATGCATCCGTCTTTGGTTGGTAAAGCCAAAACAAAGGTAAAAGACCCATCCGGAGCTGGAGGATTCCTCCTTGGAAACGATGGTACAGGCATGTTGAACGGTTATCGTGCGTTGCGTACAAATAATATCCCCAAAGGATTGAGAGACGGGAAAGACGAATTCGGTATCGTGTTCGGTAATTGGGCTGATTACTTCCTGGGACAATGGGGAGCAATTGATATGACTGTAGACCCATATACGCAGGCAACCAAAGGTGCGGTCCGTCTGGTTATCAACTCTTACTGGAATATGGGCATGATCCGTCCAGAGTCATTTACTATTGCGTCAATGAAATAATATGGCATACGTCGAACTACAACTGGCAAAGAGGCATCTGAATGTAGAGGAATCCTTTACGGAAGATGACGAATACATCAAAGGTCTTATTGAGGCTGCTGAGGCTGTTGTAGAGAAGGATATATGCGAGGAATTGAAAGCATTGTCCGGAGAGGATGGTAAAAGCCTGCCGGCTCCTCTCCGACAGTGTATTCTTCTGATGGTTGGTCAATATTATGCAAATCGGGAACCGGTTGCCTTTGCGCAATCAAGTCAGGTCCCCTTGTCTTACAGCCATTTGGTATCACTCTATCGGAATTACAACAGATGAGAGCAGGATTATTAAAATATACCCTTGTGTTTGAGGAACCGGTCGAAGAAAAAACCGAAACGGGTTTTATCCGTAAGGACTACCGGGAAGTGTTCCGATGCCGGGCATATCGCAAAAAACAAACGCTTCTCTCTGTTGACGAGAGTGCTTATGAGCAGTTCATTGGTCAGACAACGGTCATGCAAGTTCGGAAATATCCGCAAATTAAGTATGGTTGTCGTGTAAAATACGCAGATAGCGTCTGGGAGATAAAGATGATTGAACCGGATGGCAATGAGCTTACTTTAACTCTAAAAAAGATAGATGTATGATTCAGATAACGACGATAGACAAGGAGGATATTTACTACCTGATTCGTAACCTTGAAGATTTCGAGAAGGACAAGGCTGTCAAAAGTGGTCTTCGGGCCGCAATGAATGTTTTCAGGGTTAAAGGAAGAAGTAATCTTCGTGCAAGGCTGCTTCATCATGGTAAGCAGACCAATCATCTGATGAATTCTTTTACAACGAGAGTCAAGAGGAATAAATTAGGCGCATTAGCTGGCTTTGACCGTCCGGGAGGTAACCATGCTCATCTGGTAGACAGAGGAACAAAGAAGCGTTACACCAAATCGGGTGCAAGTCGTGGTGTTATGCCGGGTAATAACTTCTGGGAGGATGCCCGGAATACGGAAGAGGAAAAAGCAATGCAAGCTGTTCATAAGGGAATACAAAGAGCGGTTCAACGAATAAATGACAGGCGATGAATATGTTTAAAGTGACCAACGAAGTACGTGGTATTCTTATTAAGTCAAAGGAGATCGCAGGATATGTGGAAGATAAGATATTCCCTGTGATGGCTCCGGAGAACACTGATGGAGATTATATAATTTATCAGAGGGACGGATACAAGCAAGAATATAGTAAAATGGGAGTAGCCCGTCAGACTCCATTGGTAAATGTGATCGCCATTAGTGAGGACTACGGACGCAGTCAGGACCTTGCTTCGTTGATTTATGACTCCTTGTCCGGAGTATGGACAGATCCGGATATGCACATTAAGCTTGAAGACTCTACTGAGGACTTCATTGATAATAAATACATCCAAGTTTTACAATTTTCAATTAGTTCATTATAGTTATGGCAGAAAAAAAATATGATTCGGCTAAAGACATGGTTGTCGGTGATAAGCTGATGCTTTTCGTTGAAACCGGAGAATCCACTAGTACGCAGACAATCCCTATTGCATTTGGAACCTCATGTAGTATTGACATGAGTGCTGATACAATTGATACGAGTAACAAGATGTCAGGTAACTGGAAGGAATATCTGACAGGGCAGTTGGGATACACTGTCACCAGTGAAAGTATGTTGTCTCTGAAATCAGGTCATTTGTCTTTCGTTACATTAAAGGAATTGATGAAGGAGAGAACACCGATACCTTTTGTGATAGCAAAAACGGAAGAGACAGAGGGAGACTTCCCGAAAGGAGAAGAATATGTAAAAGGGAAAGCGATCATTACGGCTCTTTCTATGAAGGCTGACAATGGTGCGATCTGTACCAGTTCGGTAACCTTGCAGGGAACGGGGCCTTTGGAAGATGGGGTCGGTGCTTGATTTCGATATAGTTAAAAAGGTGGAGGCGGTCAGAGATGGCCGCCTTTTTAAATAGTTAGAATAATGAATGTGTGTTTTATCATAGAAACGGTACTTCTTATTTATCTGGCCGTGTGTCTTATATGCCATTTCAGAGAAGGGGATACAGGCAAGTCTAAGACCTCTGAATCTGCTCCTCCGCCAAAGATCAAGGCGTTGTCAGGCAGAATGAAGTTTAAGAAATGCACCATTAAGATGATTATCCGGTGGGAGCAATTGACCAAAAAGCCTTTCTCTCAAATAGACTATACCGACAAGGAGGATGTAGACGCCTTGCTTTATGTGATGAATATAGACGGTATGAAGGATATCTATACTTATTCTGTTTTCAAAACGGCCATGTCTAATGATAAAATATTTAAGGAGTTGATTTCAGACATAGAGAGAATGAGCATTATTTCTTCTCAATTCCAGAAGGCATTGGATTCATCCGGAGAGAGTGCAGCTTCGGAATCATGTTTCGTTGGCGAGATAGTAGCTATGCTGATAATGGATGGGCTGGATGCTCATTATGCAATGGAAGAGATGGAGATCTATGATCTTCCTTTGTATATCGAAGCGGATAACCGCAAGCGTAGAGAGACTCTGGAATCCGAAAGATTGTGGACATATATGACGATCCTTCCTCATATAGACGGCAAGAAACTTCGTTCCGCTCAGGATATGTATCCCTTCCCTTGGGAGATTCAGGAGATGAAAGAAAAGGCTGAGGCTGAGATAAAGGCTAATGAAGAAGACTTCCGAAAGTTCATGGCCGGTGAGTTATTTGATATAAACAAAGTGAATTGGAGTAAAAATAATTAATTATGGCGAGCAGATTATCATTCTCAATAGCATTAAATTTCTTAACCGAGAATTTTAAAAAAGGAACGAATCAGGTAAAAGCGGCATTCCGTTCCATGCAGATGCAGGTGCTTGCTTTTGCGGCTGCGTTAGGTGCTGGCGGTATTGGATTAAGTAACCTTGTCTCTCGTTTCATTGAAGTGGCAAAGGAATCGAGTCGGGTCACTACGGCTCTGAAGAATGTGTCCGGGACAATGGGACAATTTGCGGAGAATCAGCGTTTCCTGCTGGATATGGCTAAGAAATACGGATTGGAGATTAACGCTCTGACGGGCAACTATGCAAAATTTACGGCGGCAGCTTCTATCTCTGGAATGACGATATTAGAGCAGAGAAAAATATTTGAATCCATGTCTCGTGCTGTTACTGCTTTCGGTATGAGTGCTGAAGATAGTAATGGTGTATTCTTGGCTTTATCTCAGATGATGAGTAAGGGTAAGATTAGTTCGGAAGAATTACGTCTACAGATGGGAGAACGCCTTCCTATTGCTCTTCAGGCTATGGCAAAAGCTGCGGGAACTAGCGTTGCCGGTCTTGATGAATTGATGAAGAAAGGCAAACTGATGAGTGCGGATGTTCTTCCTAAGTTTGCTAAGGCTTTGGATGAAATGATCCCAAATGTTGATACGGATAATCTGGAAACATCCCTGAATCGCCTGAAAAATACCTTCACCGAGTTAGTCGATGAGGCGGATATTAAAGGTAAATATAAATCCCTTATCGATTGGGTTACTGGCGCGGTAAAAACAGCTACAGAAAATATCAGAAGTGTTATAAATTACGCGGTTGCAGCAATTGTGGTATTAGTAACGAGTAAGCTGGTTAATAACATCATATCTGCTATAGCTAAGGCTGAATTAGCCGCACGTCGGGCCGCACGTCGGGCTGCAAGGGATGCAGGAGTTGCATTTGATGAAATTGCATGGAAAGCGCAAAAGACGAGTGCTTCCATCAAAATGGCGTTTAGCAAGGCAATGGGATCATTAAAATCGTTATTGATCTCTTCTATTCCTACAGCTATTATCACTGTACTTGGAGGTATTATAGCTCATATGGTGACACTAAAACAGGAAGCTGAAAGAATAAGAAAGGTATTTTCTGATTATAAAAAAGAGGCGGCTAGTATTACGCATACTCCAGAGATTATTCAGTTAAAGGTAATTCAAGATTTATATAATAAGGCAGCAGATGGCTCTAAATTAAAAGAAAAATATCAGAATCGCATTATAGAATTATTGGGAGGAGAATTAAAGAAAAATCAAGATATTAATGATGCTGTACGCGAAAGAATTAAATTATTAGAAGCTACTGCTAAAGTCGATTTTTTCACACAAAAGAAAATAGCGGCGGAGGATAAATTAAAAGAGATATATAATAAACGTGGTGGTGAAGAGGCTTTTAATTTTCAATATAGAAATGCTATAGAGAATCAAGGAATATTAAATTTTGGTGGTCCAGCTCCGATCATAGGAGAGATGGAAGAGGCTACAGCACTTAGGAATATTATAAAAGATGCTGATGCAAATCTACGCCAATATACGGAGTATTTGGAAAAAAACAAGCCGTCTATAACGATTCCAACTGATACTACTACAGATACGTCCACCAAGAAAACTCCTCTTCAAAAGCAGCAAGAATCATACAACAAGCAGCTTGAGGAATTGGGTGCAGAATTAGAACTTGGTAAAATTACTCAAGCTGAATACAACAAAGCATTGGGCGAACTGAATATCAAAATGTATGCCCAGGCAAAAGGAACAGGTGATAAAGATGTTCTAGGAAGTACTTATTTCCAAAGCCTTAAAACTGCTGCTGAAAAGGCGATAAGAGACCAGGATAAGAATGCTGCTCTCGTAGAATTCGAAAAGATTCAAAAGGAATACAATAATAAGGTCAAAGAGCTTCAGTCGCAAGAGTCCAAGGGGCTTATTACCCGAAAGGAACTGAATGAAAACTTAGCTTCCCTTTCTTTGGATGCCGCTAAATCGGCTGCCAGCATAAAGGGGATTGGAGATGAGGCTGATGTCTTTATTGCAGCAATGAACCTGAATGCAAAAATGCTTGCGTCTCCCATTAAAATAAAACCTCGTGACACAACCTTTGATTATAAAAAGACCAAAGTTGATATTGCTTCTGAACAACTGGAGGCGGCAAAGGAGTATGCTGATAAATTAAAGGAACAAGCCAAAAGTATGGGAAAGACTTTAGAGGATGAAGTTGCTAATGCATTGGCCAATGTCCCTACTTTGGAAAAGGCTTTAAAATTAGCTCAAGTGAAGGAGGATGTCAAGGATCTTACTAAGGAGCTTGGGCAAATGAAATGGGATGCCTTAAAAGGAACTGTATCTACTATAGATGGAGTAGCTTCTGCCTTTCAGAGATTGAAAGATGCTTTTGATCCGGAGACAGAGGCTTCAAGGTGGGAAAAACTGATGGCTATATGGAATACGATGGCAAGCGTTGTAGATGGAATATTATCGGTAGCAAAAACCATTGAAAGCATAACGGAGCTTACAAATAAATTAGCTAAGGCTAAGGAGGCGGAAGCGGCGATAGATACTGCTACTACATCTCAAAAGGTTTCTAATGCCGCAACAGGGGCCGCCGCTACCGTTGCTGCTACGACTATCGAAAAAGAGGCTGCCAAAACGGAGGTAGCCGCTAATACGGCCAAGGGAGCTAGTGCGGTTGGAGCAAGTGCTGCAAAAAAACTGCCTTGGCCTATAAGCCTTATTGCAATTGGTGGGGCAATAGCTGCCGCTCTAGCATTGTTTGCCGCTATCCCTAAGTTTGCACGCGGAGGAGTTGTAACTGGTGGTCCATCATCTGGAGATAAAATGCTGGCCCGTGTCAATGCTGGTGAAATGATACTTAATCAGGGGCAGCAATCCCGCCTGTTTGAAGCGATTAATTCTGGAAGATTGGGTGGAGGTGGAAATATATCTTCATCAGTCACTACTAGAGTAAGAGCTAAAGACTTGATTCTTACCATTAATAATGAACTTAAATCACAAGGAAAGAAACCTATATCATGAGTTACGGACTAATATACACGATACCATTTGCCACAATTGATAATATCCCATGTGTGGTTGAAATAGAAAAAGACAACTATTCGGGAGAAGTTATGGAGCTAAAGGGTGGTAATTCTCCATTTACAGTTGACATTGCAGATGATGAATTTCTCTATACCCCTATTCGGTTCAGTACTGCAACAATTCGTGTAGTAGGTAGTGATTATTTGCAGAGTTTGTTTACTACAGCTTATCAAGAGTATCGAGTTGTATTTAAAAAGAATGGAATAGTAACATGGATTGGTTTCATTAAACCTGAAATCTATACACAGGACTATACTTCAGATGTATTTGAATTGGAGATGGAGTGCATGAGTGCCATGTCTACCCTTGAGTTTATTGATTATGAAGTAGAAGGTAAAAAGAAAGAATTTGTTTCATTATGGTATTTGTTGAAAAGATGTATAGAAGCATCTTCTGCAAATTATAACGCTGTATACCTCCCTTATGTTTATGCGAAAAGTGAGAAAGAATATTTATCTGGCAGTAACATACTATATGATATGAGGGTTAGCGAACAAAACTTTTTCGATGAAGGTGGAAAAGCCATGAAGTTGAAAGAGGTTTTGGAAGAAGTATGCAAATTCTTAAACTGGACTTGCGTAGACTGGAAAGGAGAACTGTACTTCGTAGATTTGGATCATGATGGAGTATATCATAAATATAATGTTACACTAACGGAAAAAGAAGATGTAGAATTTAATAGTATTACGATACAAAATATCGGTTTCGCCGGTTCCGATCATTCTATGGATATTTTGCCCGGATATAATAAAGTGACAATCAAATGCAGTAATTATCCAATTCCTGAGACTTTGAATTTCAGTGTGGATTATGACGATTTAGATCAATTGGTCACTTTGCCGGATATTGTATCTGGAGATGATGTTTCACATCGCCTGCTCTTGAATCCCGGTGATTTGGATATGTATCAATACGAACAGTTCGCACATCGTGTAGACATAAACGGATATAAGAATAATGTAGAGGCGGAAAACCTACTAGGTGCTATTCCTATGCGATATTGTAACTACAAAATGGTTGATAAGGATGGAGGGAAAGTTCCAGATATCACAGAGTATAATTATACCGATATAATAAGAGTGAGATTAAAAAATAAAGATGGAATAGCCTTAGGAGGATATGTTCCTGTTTTTATATTGAGGAGTCCATGTGTTGCTTATCCTCCCGGAGTATTTTGCATTAATGCCTCTGTAAAATACTTCCAGAATGAAGAATTATCTCCTTTGTCAAAAGATCGATGGGGAGGAAACTTAATGATAGGTACTAAATTGTTCATTGGTAATACAGATCTTACGACGGATGATCCAGTACTTGGTAATAACTTGTATAAATGCACATATATATCCTTTGGGGCATACGAGGATGGAGACTATAAAGCTATAATCAATGACAAGAAATTGAATGATCCTTATCAAGGTGCATCAGGTAAAATGATATATTCTTCTCTTACTGGAAGTGGAGTGACAACAGGAGAATTGGAGTTTCAATTGTTAGCTAGCATGTATCCGTCTGAAGTTAACAAGTATGGAGTGTTTTTACAAAACTTCACTGTAAAATTCATCCCCAGAGATGGAGAGGATACTACATCTAATTCGGATCGTATTTACGAAAATGTCATTAATGAAAACTATATTAATGAACTTGATGAGATTGAGTTGAAAATTAGTTCATACAATCATGATGGTGCATGTTATGGAAAAGTTGTATTATGGACCGATTATTTAAGAGATGATCTTTATTCATACATAGAAGGAACTACCGTGCGTCCGGAGGAACAGCTTATTCGTAGAATAATCAACCGCTATAATGCCACCCGTGTAAAACTAACTCAAGTGATAAAAGAATCATCAGATATTACTCCGTTATCTCGTTTGTCTGACAATTATATGGTTAATAAAAGATTCATTAATGCAGGCGGGTCTATCGACTACAAGATGAATCGTTTTCAATGTGTAATGATAGAGATATGAGCAGTAATATCATAATAAAAACAAGGGCTATTCCGGCTAGTTCGAGATCGAAGGATTATCGAACTGGTACTGTTGTGCGTACAGGTGGTGGCGGAGGAGGTTCTTCTTCATCCGGTGGTATTTCTGGGGATGTAGGATTAAGTAAGGATATTCGTGTAAATGCACCCAAAACAGGTTATGTGAATCCGGGAGATGTCTTGAGAAAAGGTATGGGATATGAGCAGATATTCAGAAAGATGCTTTATGCTCCGATGCCGGCTACTCTTGTCGGGAAAATATCGACGGCTAATGACGTTGAATTTGGTTCTAAAAAAGGAGTTTTAACCTATACTGCTACCCGTAATGATAACGGAGCGATGACTAAGGCCTTCTACGACAATAATGAAGAAAATATCCTGGATTTTTCTGAAGAGGACAATAATGGCGTACAGATTGCGACAAGAGAATTGGAAGGAAACTATACAAAAGGAGAAACATACTTTGCTACAGTCATGTACGCTGCCGGAGAGGATGAAGATATTAAGGATCTGACATTGACAAATAAGATAAGTGTCAATGTTTACCGTAAGTGGTTTGCCGGGCTGTGTGATTCTGTGCCTCAAACCTCTGATGAGGTACGTAATTTGAAATCAAGTGGCTTATATATAAAGGCGGGAACGTATAAGTTCCCGGTAGATAAATGGAAGAAAATAGCGGTTTGTATCCCTGCTGATGTGGTTACTGAATTGACGCTGACTGCTTATCCAGGTAATTTTATAGAGGATACAGGGATCACTACTGGTCCAATAACAATATCTGTTGAAGGAGACAATAAGAGTGCCGCGATTGATTATAAAATGTGGGTTGTTCAAACTTCGGGATTGAATGATGCCGATACATTTACTTTTAAAACCGCATAGAAATGGTTAAGATAAACGGAAGTAGCTTTGCATTACAATACAAAAGAACGACAGGGAGACCTATTGATTCTACGGCAACTTTCAAAACATTGGAGGATGTGACATCGTATGCCCGCAATACGGATGCGGAAGAATACTTTCCTTATCCAGCCCAGATAGTTTCTGTAGAGTCGGATGGGAGTGTATATAAATTATTGAAAGATGAAACCATATCGGAAGCGGATGGCCGGAAGCATTATAAATTGTCTCCAATAATGACTGGGGATGATGCTGATGACAAATATCTCAGCAAAGTAGAAGACGATTCAGCTAAAGGTCTTATTACCTTCTTGGCCGGCATTGATGTAAAAATCAAAGCCGTTGTTCAGAAGTTAGTTGCTGAAGACGCAACTTTCTCAAAGGAAATATCATCAAAAGACTATGTACAGAATCTCATTGGATGGATGATTACTCCCGATGGGCATATCGATGCGAAATCGCTTCATCTCCGAGACTTTCTTGAGGTTCCGGAGCTTCGCTATAACCGCGTATCAATAACTTCGGGAGAAGATTGGCTTGCTCCCGGTGGTGGCATTATTGAATCCGTAAATGAATCCTCTCAGACTCTGACTTTGAAGCTGGAACCGGGAGAAGTTGCAAACCTTGCGGTGGATGACATTTGCAAGGGTATATTCAACAACAGCACAGGATTCCAGACTTCTTATTTCCGCATAACTCAAAAGATAAGCAATTCGGAGTTTAAATATACTCTTAGAAGCGGCTATTCATATCATCCTCAGAAGGCTATGCATTTTGTGGCATATGGCAATTTCACGAATGCGGAACGCCAGAAATCTGCTTATTCTACAAAGGACTATAAACGCTATCTCGCAGGAGTAAATAACTGGGAGATTACCTCTTCTATGGTTATGATGCAGCTAGGGGACCTGTCTAATCTGGTCATCTCAGGATTGGATTTGTCCGGATACAGCGCATACCTTCGCAATGTATATATGACCGGTACGATTAAACAGCTTTCGCAGGATGGTACTACAGAAGTCCTTGTCCCCGCATTTAAGGGGGAATGGAAAGCGGGAAAGTATTGGTATTACGATGAAGTTACCCATAACGGCAGCACATGGATATGTATTGAACCTAGTACTACGCAGGAACCGTCTGACTCTTCTACGGATTGGCTGAAAGAAGTATCTAAGGGAGACCCGGGTATTCCGGGAAAAGATGGAATTCCGGGAAAGGATGGTGCGGACGGTCGTACTTCGTATTTTCACGTTAAGTATTCTCCTGTACAAAATCCTACTTCATCTCAAATGAAGGATACTCCTGATGTATATATTGGAACATATGTAGATTTTGTACAAGCAAATAGTACTGATCCATCCAAATATACGTGGGCTAGATTTCAAGGAATCCAGGGAAAAGATGGAAGTCAGGGTATCCCTGGAGTAAATGGCGAGGATGGCCGTACCAGCTATTTGCATATAAAATACTCTAATGATGGAAAGACATTTACTGCAAATAATGGTGAGACTCCTGGTGCATGGATAGGTCAATATGTTGACTTTGTTCAGTCGGATAGTAGTGTTTTTTCTGACTATAAATGGCAAAAGATTAAAGGCGAAGATGGAGCAGATGGTAAAGATGGTGTAGGGGTACAAGATGTGGATGTGCTTTACTATCTTTCGACTTCCTCTAGCACTTTAACAGGTGGTTCATGGTCAACTACCGCTCCGGCATGGGTAAATGGGAAATACATGTGGAGTAAAACGAGAGTGATTTATACTGATGGTTCGACAACGGAAACAGATCCTGCTTGTATTACCGGTTCAAAGGGGGCTAATGGAACCAATGGAAGTAACGGAGAAGATGGAAGGGGGGTAACTAGTATCGTTGAACAATACTATCTCTCGACTTCCTCTAGTTCTTTGGTTGGCGGATCGTGGTCGACTACTGCTCCGGCATGGGTAAACGGAAAGTATATATGGACCAGATCAGTAATCACCTATACAGATGGTTCATCGACTACTACGGACGCTATTTGCGTCACAGGAGCGAAGGGAGAAACGGGTATAGGAGTAAAGAGTTACAGAGAACAATATTACCTGTCTACGTCCTATAGTACGCCGGCAGGCGGATCATGGTCGTATAATGTACCAAGCTGGACAGATGGTAAATTCATGTGGACGCGAACTGTTGTCACTTATACCGATAATACAACTTGGACGAGTGATCCGGTCTGTGTGACAGGGAGTGCCGGACCTTCCGGTAAGGGGGTAAAATCTTTTGAGGTTCTGTATTATCTCTCAACTTCTTCCAGCACCTTAACAGGTGGGTCGTGGTCTACGACTGCTCCTAAGTGGGAGGATGGCAAATACATATGGACTAAAACTAAGGTTACTTATACTGACAATACGACATATGAAAGCAGTCCGGCTTGCTTGACGGGCGGACAAGGAAAGACCGGCCTTCCGGGAGCTATACTTCGTCCTCGTGGCGAATGGAAGCCAAATACTGAATATTACCATAATGATGCGTTTGTCGATACTGTCATCTATAATGGTAATAACAAACTCTGTAAGGTAACTCATACATCTACTTCTACGTTTGATTCTACTAAATGGGATGAATTCAATGAATTTATTAATGTTGCGACAAACGTATTGCTGGCCCAGAATGCGACTATAGATGTGCTTGGTACTTCCGGGATATTTGTTGGAAATCTTGAAAAGACGCAGGGATGGTTGTTGACGGAGGGTGCTATAAGACATAATCAGACGAGCGTTGAATTAACAAACGATGGAAGAATATCACTCCCAGAGACAGGAGGAATGATTGTAGGCGGTAAGACATTTATTGAAGCTGGTAAAATCAAGACAGAATTTATTGATGTGGATAATTTGAAAGTAAAACATCTTGATGGTGCTACAGGAACATTTAAGGAGCTTCAAGCTGTTGATATTAATGGAAAAGTTCAAGGAAAAATATCTTTTAGTACTACTGGTGCTGGTGAGGATGTTGAATCATCTCTTAATATTAATTTTTTAAGAACGTGGATCTCAGGCGATCTATATCAACAAGGATATAACTCTGCTGACAAAAGATCATGGCGTTTTTATACATCAGACTTATGGTGCCGTGGCGAGTTTGGTCATAGTAAAATGACAACAATGGAGTATTATGGTTACGATACTGGTGAGGTATACTTTCACACATATGGCATGGGAAATGCAGGAGTCAGACATGTATATCCAAAAGATAATGGACAACCTGTAGACTGTATCATATTATCCGGAAATACTAATTATATCGCTTGTGTCTGCGATGCTAGTCCACAAAAAATGATAGTATTGATCAATAATTCGGATTATACTAAAAGAATAAGTGTCAATTATGCTAGTCAAGCTAAAACTGAAATTTCTCCTTGGTCTTTTAAGATCTTTATAACAGGAGCTATGCAAAGCGGAGTGAATAATTTATTTGGTATGGGTTAATAACAAAATATTATGAAAATAGACTTTAGAACAATCGAAGTAGAGGATATCGAAGGGAATAAGAGTACCGTCGATTACAGCAAAGTTTTTGGCAATGCAATATTTCAAAAAACAGGTGATATTGGTGAGTTAGAAATAGCAAGAAAAATCTATCTTAATGGCGTGGTCGATTTAACTCCAGAACAAGCGGAACCTTTAAAGAAATATGCAGAGCTTTTTGTTCGGGCTATTGATCGTTTGTCGGTTATTAATGCTCTATCGCAGTAATAGTAATTATTTTAATTATAAACAACAAAGTTATGATTTTGACACTACTATCATTATTGGTTTTCGCATCTTATGTTGGTGTGATGATTTACAAGACAAAGGGTATCCCTTATTCTATTTCCGATACCTATTACATTCTGAGTAACAGGTATTGGTTCGGTATATGCATGATTCTCCTGTCTTTGCTTTTGCTTCCGGCCGCACTGGATGCAAGTACAGAAAACAGTCAGTTTTTAATCTTTCTTTCTGTTGTCGGAATGATCGTGTTGGGAGTGTCCCCGAATTTTAAAGGAGCACACAAGAAAGCTCATATAGCCGGCGCGGTGATGTCTCTTGTATTCTCTCAATTATGGGTAGGATGCAATTCGTGGTATTGGCTGCTGCTATGGGATGCATTTCTAATCTACGCGATAACGTTTGTAATCAAGAACTGGTCTGGTAATCTTATATGGGACCTGACGGCATGCAAGTCTATGTTTTGGATTGAGGTAATCTCGTTGTTAACTGTTTATTTAACTTGTTTGGTATGAAAGAAGCAATAGTACATGCAACAACAGGAGGATTTGCGGCAATTGCAACCGCTTTCGTCATTGAGTCTCTTCAGAACATGATTCCTTGGCTAATCGTATCATGTGCGGTGATATTATGTGACCTTGCATTTGGAGTAAGGAAAAGCATGTTGATGGGTGAGAAAGTACGTTTCTCTCGTGCGATTCGTGCTACTATGGGAAAGATGGTTACTTATTTTGCTTTTGTCTGCATGGTCTGCATGATCACAGTAGCAAGTCATAGCGAATATCCTATTGATGTGTATTCCTGCTTATTGGTATGCTTCATCGAAGGGTGTTCGATTGTCGGAAATATATTGAAACCAAAGGGGATCAATATAAATGTAATTGGAGCTTTGGGAGTCTTTGGAAAGAAGGTATTCAAGGTTGACAAAGAAGATGTGAGAGACATAATTCAAGAAGAAAATCATGAATTGGATCAAAGAAAGTAACCGTCCTAAGCACCTGCTTTATGCTATCCCGGCAGGTGCATTGCTTACCATCTTGTTTGTCGCTGGGCTGGCGGCCGGCATGGAATTCAAGGACAGAGCTTGGGGTGGCAAATGGGACTGGCTTGATATTGCTGCAACATTGATTGGAGGTCTTATCGGTCAGGCTATTCAGATATTAATATTGATTTTAATTTTATAGGAGGAGAATATATGAGTTTACCAAGAGGCCTTAGAAATAATAATCCGGGAAACATCCGGATCACAAAAGACAAATGGCAAGGATTGAGAGACAAACAGGAAGATAAGTCCTTCTTCCAGTTTACGGAAATAAAGTGGGGATACCGGGCGTTGATCCGTACCTTGCAAAACTACCGTAAAAGACATGGTTGTCAAACCATTGCGGATTTCATCAAAAGATGGGCGCCGGAGTCCGAGAACAATACTGCCGGCTACATCAACCGTGTATGCAAGGAAATGCAGGTTCCAAACACATATATTCCCGACATCAACGACAAGGCAACGATGTGCGCTTTTGCAGCCGCTATCTCTCAGGTAGAAAATGGTGTCCCTGCGGTGATGTCCGATGTCGAAGCCGGATGGAATTTATTATAAACTAAAAATAGAGGAGAAATATCATGGACTTACAATTTACTAAAATAGAAGGGAAGGATTTGTATGCTGCCGAAGCAGTAGTGAATGCTGATTTCAATATCCATCTTGAACGAACCGCAGCAAGTCGTTTGAACATCCTCCAGCGTACTCCGACAGAAGGTGATTTTGAACCGGTATATCTGCCATCCAATGTGCAGAATAACACCGGAAAAACTTTTGACTGTGATTTCAGTGCCTTAGTCTATCCAAAGACAATCCGCATCGAGAGCTATACGGAAGTTACAACAGGTATCTTAACGGAGGCAGAGTAATGCTAAACAGGTTATCTTTAAATAAACTGAGTCTTAACCGGGTCGATTTGAATCGAATTGGTGGTCGTGATGTAGGGGTATCCGGCCGTCCCTACATCGACCCCGAATTACTGAGTCACGTCAAGATGGCCATCTCCACCTGGGGCAAGACCAACGACGACCCCGACCGGGCTGTTTTGAAGGACTTGTCCGGCAACGGGAACGACATGCGCCTGCTTAACTTCGGATTTGCGGAGAATAGTGGATATGGATTGCCGGGAACCGACTTCGAAGGTGCATTAATTACTGATGGGATTGACGACCAAATTGTTTCCACTAAGACTATTCAGGAGATGTTGGGAGGAAGCAATGATATTACGGTGGTGAGTATGATTTATCATATTAATTCACGTTTATCGGGTGGTAGCGGATATACGAATTATATAGATAATAATCTACCAACAGGTCAACAGTATTTCAGAAATAAAGTTATCTCCCAAGGTTTTGGTAAGTGGGGAATATATGGATATTCTTCCAAAAATAATGCAATTCCAGTACCAATTACAAATATATTAGGTGATAAAGCTGATTATAGTAGTGGTCAATCGGGAACGTATGACGGACTATTTAGTTCAAATGCTAAATTTTCACCTATTGGCAGAAGTCAGACAGCCGGTTCTGATACTAGTTCTTGTGCTTGGTACTGGACAATCCTAGCCGATAAAGTCCTGACCACCGACGAAATTAACCAAATTATCGCCTACTTCAACCTTGACCGTCCGGGACAGATCATCAAGCCTCAGTTGTACTGTAACATCAAGAAGCAGGGTATCACTAACGATAACCACGCAGAGTTTAGCGATCAGTTGATTGACTTTGTAGGAGGTCACAACATTCAGTTGAATAATATCAGTTGGGAAGGAGAGAGTGGTATCAATAGTTATCCTGTTGTGTTTGGTGCTAATAAAACTTGGTATTCACTAACTATAAAAAACTATGAATACACATTAAATCCAAATATAATTCATCTGACACATATAAATACTGCCACAGCTCTACAATATACTTATTTAAAAAATGATGGAGTTATTTCTAGTATTAATAGAGAAGCTCCTGCTTTTAAATTAAAAGTTACAGGTTTAAATAATAATATTTATGTATATTATAGATATCTTGCTACATCTGATGCTACCACCATAAGTGTGTATAATATAAAAGAAGATGGAATTTATGATATACCTAAATCATATAAAGTAACAAATGTTATGACATTGCCAACAGTATTTACTGGTTTAGGAATTGGTAATACTGATGGTGTTTTCGAACATGATTGTAATCTAACATTAGAAATACTCCCCACCATCGAAAACGCCCTCTGCTTGGACGGTATCTCCGACTTCGGCAAGGCTACCGGATTGCCTGTTTTGAAGGACTATACTATTTGTGCTCTTCGTAAATGGTTATATGGTGATTCTGTAACAAGTACTGAAACTGGCTCTATTGTTTCTAAATCTAAAGTTGGTAATGACGGTGCTTTTATTTTAGAGCAGACGTTTAATCGAAATCCTTCTCGCTCTAGCACCTTTTCTTTTGGCACAGTTAACTCGTTGATGAGTAACGATAAGTTGAACGAAGAATCATTTACTTATCAAACTAAATATAGTTATAACAGGGAGACTATAGTATCCGGTTCCGGCGTTGATACTGACTCTATGTGGCTAGGAACGATTAGAGACGGTGATTCTTGTTTCTCTAAAATCGCATTATGGTCTCTCATGCTCTTCCCCTACAGCCTCTCCGAGTTCCTGTTGGAGAGACAATTGAGAAAGTACAAGGCAGGCACTCTGTATCCGGATATGATTGAGTTTAGACCGATTGTAAAGAGTAACATCCCTTACTCTTCAATCTCCTACTCAGTTAATCCGGGAGTGTATGTAGCCGAAGGTAGCATGATAACTATCACCATAACATTGTCAAATGCTTCTGATAAACTGGTCGGTGTATCATCCAACGCCATCAGTGACATATCCGTCTCTGGGGATAACGGTGTCTATGAAGTAACCGGAAAGGTCACCAAATCTCCTCAGAAGATCAACATAGTTATCTCCAGCTACTTGACAATGCTGAATAACGAGACTTTAATAAGTAATGAAACATTAATTAAAAACGAATAATATGGAAAAGATATTTGATATAGCAAAAGACTCCGAGCAAAAGTGGGGAGTCATTGCGCAAGGGATAGATGGGAATTTTACTGAATTGGAAGAAAAAAGAATGTCGAATATTAATATATATGGAAATAATATTTGGCAGTCATTAGGGGATAAATCAAGATTAAATAATCTATATACTTCTGCTAGAAAAATTACGAGAGCGGAAGTATACAATGCGATTCGTTTTGCAAAATTCAAAGGATGTTCTCCTTCCGAAAAAAGAACTATATTTGTAATATGGAATAACGAGTCAGAAAATACTATAGGGAATATTCGCATAACCAAATATGATGAAGAATCATCATCTTGGGTAGTAGAGTTTAATTATACGGGTGTATTAAGTGAAAATGTAGGCAAGGATGGAAATGTTTATATAAAAATGGAAAAAGGATCTAAATCGTGTGAGCTACTTATCGACTTAACTAACATCCCTTCAGGAGTAACTCCTCAATTAAATCCTATAAACACAACGCCGGATTTTATATTTTCTGAAATATGTTACAGCTATGATAAAAATTATTGTAATCCTCAAAAAAATATAAGATTATTTCCGCAAACTAAATTGCCATGTTTGTCTTTTTCTTTTGATGATATAAATGTTAATGATAGACATATTGTTGAATTGTTTGACAAATATGGTGTCACTTGCGGTTTTGGCTATGTTGCAAGTTCTTCAAAATTAGAGACCAGTTCCGATAAATATCTTGAATATCAAAAAAGGGGGTATTCTATCTTAAATCACTCTGTAGATGGTCTTGCATTTAACAATACAAATTATACTTATGAAACAGCTTTAGCAACTATAATGGAGGCTAAAAATATTCTTGAAAAAAATGGATTTATAGTAAATGGCTTTGTAGCTCCATCTTCGGTGTTTGAAGGATCGTTCCTTCCTATACTGAAATTATCGCATGCATATGCATATACGAGCGCGGCGACTCAATCTACTCAAAATGGTAGGCAACAAGATACTTGCCAACTACACCGTTATGCTATTCATTCGCATACATTAGCTGAAATAAAAGCCTTTGTAGATGATTGTATCGAACACGATCAAATTACTACTTTTTATGGTCATTCTGCGGATTTTGGTAAAACCTTTAATGAGGAAGAATGGAATATCGAGAAAGTAGAAGCCATTTTGAATTATGTTATTCAAAAGCGAGATCAGGGAGTTTTATGGTTAGGAAATACGGATGAATGTGTAAAGTATTTCTTTGATCTTTAATATTGTCTCAATTAAAAACAGTAAAGCAATTATGAAATACATTGTATTCCCCACAGAGAAACTGAACGAGATACCGCAAGAGGTACTCGACGAACTATACCTGACCCCACGAAAGAACGTTGACGGTACTCAGGTGATCATGAAACTGGTTCATTACGAAGCTCTTTTTCCGTCTATTATGACCTTGCCATTACTGGACGACGAAGAGACTCCGCAGGAACCGGTCTATCCTTATCCTACCTACGAAGGTGAAGATCTGAATGTTTTGTTGTCGGGTCCGGCTTGGGCAAGTAAGGAGACACTATGAAATCTCTCCCTTGGATATTAGTCTGCCTGCTTGTAGGTGTGGTCGTGTGGATGCGTTGTAATCCGCACGATCCATCAACGGTGTACATCAAGGGAGATACTGTACGTATCCGGGATACAATAAGAGACACCATTCCCATACCGGTAAAGGAAACTCTGAAGCGTACCGATACAGTGTATTTGCCGATTATAGTAGATACCACTACCGACAGAACCGTAGAAGGCGATTCGGTCCCGGTGATTATACCGATCACAAGTAAGGAGTATAAGACTGATAATTACCGGGCAGTGGTTAGCGGTTATAAGCCCAGCCTTGACTTTATGGAAGTCTACAGGGAAAAGGAAATCATCACTCTAAAACCAAAGCAAAAGCGATGGGGCCTTGGCCTGCAGGTAGGCTACGGTTATCCAGGCGGATTGTATGTCGGTGGTGGAGTTAGTTATAACTTATTTATGTGGTAATACCGGCACTATCTTCACAGACCGTTTCCGGTATGAAAAGTTTAAGTTTCATTTATATAACAATTTCCGTTGGAAAAAGGTTTATTAAGAAAGGAGGCTAACAATGATTTAATTGATTATTCAGGATCAATCCGAGGAACATCTCGGAATGATTATTAAGCACTAGGTTCCCGGTAAAGTAGAAGGCCGGTTATCAGTAACAAATAAAATAAACTCCGTTAGAGGCAGGAGAGAAAGAAGCCTCACACCCGTTTCGACGACCAAATCACAGACGGGCTAACATCTCAGGGACTGTTCGTGAGGCTTCATAGCTTTATCAACAGTTTCTGAGATGTTTTGTTTTATAACCTTATATGTTGTTCAGCATGAAAATTATAGATTTATATAAAGAGACGGTCGCCGCAGTGTGCAAAGAAACGGGAGTATGTGAATCAGACCTTATACATAGCAATTCGGAAGAGGCGGTAGACGCAAGATACATCCTCATACATTTGCTTTCCCAAAGACTTACCGATAGCCAGATATCAAATCTGACCAAGCTCACCCGGCAGTCAGTAAACAAAATACGTAATAACTTCCAACATAAAATCACTAAATGGAGCATAGCAACAAACTTGCAACACATTAGCAACGAGGTCGCAACGAATTAATTGAATAGCAACGTACTTCTTCTGTCCTTTGTTACACGGTTAACGTTGACCGTGTATTAATACTTATAAGTTATGAAAATTAAAGGAATGAGTGGTGAGGAGTACAGCGTCACCGGGCAGGGACAAGGTAATTATAATACAGTGGGTGCTTCCGCTGGTATTGCGTCTTTCCTTGGACTTAATGCTGGAAGTCTCTTTGGCGGTTGCGGAAACGGACGTAACGCAGGTTACGCGGGCCCAGTAGAAGTAATTACTTCGGAAGACAGACCTGTCAGCCGCTATGAAGCCGGCATGATGGATAAGCTGGCTGCAAAAGATTCAGAAATTGCGTTGCTTAAGTCCAACACCTACACAGACCAGAAGCTTGCGGATGTCTACGACC